TAAATTTGTAATATGGCAGCAGTAATTGGAAATAACGTAATGCTTTATTGGCATAGAACAGATGTAGACCCAGAGGTGGATGTTGCATTTGCTTGTAGTACAAATTGTACTTTTGATGTTAGCGTAGACCAAAAAGAGGTAACAAGCCAAACAAGTGCTTGGTTTAGAGAATATAAGAACGATGTAGCTACTTGGAGTGTAACCTGTGATGGGTTGATTACTTTAAGTGGTTTTTCTTATTTATTTATGTTAGAAAAGCAGTTGGCAAGAGAGCCAATAGAAATTAAGTTCGTGGTTGATAATGGAGTTGATGGGTTGGTTATTATTAACGGAATTTGTAATATATCAAGTTTAGCAATAAACGCACCTTATAAAGATGTGGCTACATATAACGTGAGCCTACAAGGTAGCGGAGCATACAACACAACAGGAACACAAGTTGACCCAAGCGGAGTTATTATCGTAGGTGCTAACCCAGTTAAGACAAAAGGTTACACGGCAAGTGGTGGAGAAACTTCAATTACATTTGCGGATACAATCGGTTATGCTTGTTTATACGTTTCAAGAGGTGGTGTGGATGCACAAAACATTTTAACAACAGGAACTCCAACAGGTGATGATGTTAAGTTTATAAGTGCAACTGGGGTTCTTACCTTTGGTAGACCATTAGCAGCTGGTGAATATATTAGAATGTTGGCTCAATAAAAACTATATGAAACAAATTAAAAACTATCCTAATTACTATCTAACCATAACTGGGAAGGTATTTAACTTAAAAACTATGAAATGGTTAAATCCATTTATAGCAAATAATGGATACTATTCAGTTTGTTTATATAATGAAAATGGTGGTAAATATAAATTATTACATAGGTTAATTATGAAAACTTATGTTGAAAATATAGATGGTAAAAAATATGTAAATCATATTGATGGAGTAAAAACAAATAATAGCATATTCAATCTTGAATGGTGTACGCATAGTGAAAATATGCAACACTCTTGGGAAAATGGATTAAACAAGATAACTGAAAAGCATAGACAAAATGGTAGAAATACAATCCATATTGCTTTAAAGGCTTCAAATGATGCAAAAAGAAAGAAGGTAATAGATTTATCAAATGGTAAGATTTATAATTCTACAAATGAGGCTGCTTTAGAATTAGGTTATAAAAAACCAAGTTTATCAAATTGGCTAAATGGTCATAGAGAAAATAAAACAAGTTTAAGATATTTATAAATTATACATAGATGAGTCAAATTTTAGTAACAGGCGAAGCAAAGATTAGGGATATACAAGGTCCAGTAGTGGCTAATAGTGGTGTAGTAACCGCTTTAGATGGTGCTGCTTCTCAATATGTTCGTGGTGATGGTACATTAGCTGACTTTCCAACATCAAGTGGTGGTGGTAGTTCGGTTAGTTACTATCTTAATTCAAGTGTTTCACAAGGAACAATTGGTGGTGTAGCTTATAGAGAACTAAGCAAAGACCCAATCATAGGTACTGGAACTGACATTGCTATATCATCTAATGGATATGTAGCGAATTACATTACTGATGTTAACGACCCTGATGTAACAATAGTTCCTGGCGGAAACTTTAATTGTGAGTTTTATTTTAGCGTAAATAACAATACAGGAAACCCTTCTACTTATGCCGAACTTTACAAGTACGATGGTACAACTTTTACCTTATTAGGTACAAGCGTAGGAGTTCCTGAATACATTAATCAAGGTACTATCATTGCACCTTATTATTTCGCTATTCCTGTTCCTACAAGTGCTTTAGCTTTAACCGATAGATTAGCAATTAGAATCTATGTAAACGTAGATGGTAGAACAGTTACTTTACATACTGAGAATAGCCATTTATGTCAAGTGGTTACAACCTTATCTAAGGGAATGGTTTCTTTGAATAACTTAACAGACCAATCTCAATTCTTAACAACAGGAACGGCTGGAACTAACTTTGCGATAGCTTCAACTGGCGATACACATACTTTTAACCTACCTGTGGCTTCTGCTACAAATACAGGTAAATTAAGTTCTACCGATTGGACAACTTTTAACAACAAGCAAAACACTATAACTGACCCAATCACAGGAACAGGGGTTAGTACAGGTGTGGCTTATTTTAATAGTGGTACAAGCATAACAAGTGAGGCTGCATTTAACTACGATGCTTCAACTAATAGACTTGGAGTTAATACTTCAGTTCCTAATGCAACCATTGGTGCAAACGCTGGGATTGATAGTGGTTATTCTTTGTTGCTTAAAAACGATAACGCTAATTATAATGGTATTGGATTCGGTATTGATTCAACTTACGGAAATTTAATATCAACTGAAAAACAAGGAACGGCTTTAACGAGGAACTTAACCTTGTTAAACCAAAGCGGTTTTATATCATTAACGGAGGCTGGTAACTTAGGAGTAGGTTTATTGACTCCTAATACTGGCTTAGATATTTATAATGGCACAAGTGCCTATTTATGGCTTCATACGGCTACTTCTGGAACAAGTGGAACAGATGGTGTCAGATTAGCTTTATTTAACACTAATGGTGCTAATTTGAGGAACTTTGAAGGTTCATTTAGTATTACGGCTGAAGGAGATTTCTCGGTGATTACTTTAGGTGCGGAGAACTTTAAGATTAATTCATCGGATGGTAGTATCTATCAATCTAAGGTTGCTAATGCAATGCTTAAATCAGTAAGCGGTGTCATTACTGCTGCCGTTGCTGGGACTGATTATCTTGCTCCTGCATCAATTAGTGGTACAACAAACACAGTAGCAAAGTTTGCAACTTCATCTACATTAGGTAACTCTAATATTACTGATACAGGCTCTTTAATAACTTTAGGTTCAACAACAAATATTTCAAGTGGTAATTTAGGTGTAGGTACTGCAAGTCCTTCGGTTAGCGGAGTTGGTATAGACATTTATAGTGCAACAACTGCTGGATTAAGATTACATAACGCTGCAAGTGGTACAACTGTAAGTGATGGTGCTGGAATAAACTTTAGTTCTGGATTAAACTTAGGAATTACTAACTACGAGGCTGGGACAATAGACATCGTTACTAATGGTAACTCTGGTGTATTTATTGATTCAAGTGGTAATGTAGGAATAAAAGGAGCAACCCCAACAACTGCTTTGACTGTAAACGGAGGTGCTGCAATAAGTGCTTTAACAACAGGTCAAATAGTATTCCCTACAAGTGGTGGTACATTGGCTGGTTCAAGTAACTTATTCTGGGATAATACTAATGGTAAATTAGGTGTTGGTACAAGCACATTAAGTGGTGCAAGAGTAACTATATCAAGTTCAACTGAAGCAAATCACTTGCAATTAGTGTCTAATGCTCCAGCAATGACTTTTATCAATGCTATAAGTTATTCATACTACGCAACTCTTGGTATGGCTACTTCAAATAACAACTTTATTACAGGTTCAGTTGGAGGTGATTTAGTTTTAGGTGCTTATAACACAAATAATATATGGTTCTATAACGCTAACACTAACACAGTTAGAATGCGTATTGATAGTGATGGTGGAGGTACTTTTTCAAGTTTTGTATCTGCAAGTGGTCCTAAATCACAAATAAGAGTTAATGGAAACTCAGTTGGTTGTGGTATATCATTAAGTAACACAATAGTAGGTGCTAATAGAAGAAACTGGGGAATATTTACTGAACAAGATGTAGAAGGAGATTTCGTAATTAAAAGGTCTAATGCATCTGGTGGTTCTGCTGAAAGTGGTACATCAATATTTTCATTATCAAGAGATGGTGCTGCTACATTCTCAAGTAATATTGCAGTTGGTGGTAGTACATTAAGTGCTTGGGCAAGTCCTTTTAATGTTATACAATCGCATTATGGGAGCTATTTTGGTGGTACAACTGGCGGTTCAACTGTAATTGGTAATAACAACTATTATGATGGAAGTAGTTATAGATATGTTAATACTGACTATGCAACTCAATATCAACAAGCGACTGGTGAGCATTTTTGGAGAACTGCAATAAGCGGAACTTCAGGTTCTGTATTGACATGGAGTGAAAGAATGCGTATCACAAGCGGTGGCAATGTAGGAATCGGAACGAGTAGTCCTCAAGAAAGATTTGAAGTTGCTGGTTTAAATGGTAATATTAGATTATATGGCAGAAGTGGTATTTCAAATAATACACTTTCTGCAAATATTTACTACAATGGTTCAGCTTGGGTAAGAGATAATGGAAGTTTTGGTGCAGCAGAAATTAATTTTGGTTCATCAAATGACACTATAATTTTCTCTACAACTGCATCAACAAGCGGAAGTACTACCGAAAGAATGAGGATAACAAGTGGGGGTTATTTAAAGGCAAGTAATGACGCATCTTATTTAAATGTAGCAGGAACTTACCACGAATTTACTAATAATACATCAGCAACTGCAACAACTGTAATACGAAATACGGCAGGAAATTTTACAGATAATATATTAGCAATAGGTTCATCAAAAGGTACAAATTCAAATTTTAATCAAATTGCTGCATATACAAGTGATTTTTCAAATATTGTTTTTAAAGTAAGAGGTGATGGTAATTGTTACAATGTTAATGGAGTTTATACAAGTGGTGTATCCGACATTAAATATAAAGAACAAATAGTTGATACTAATTCTCAATGGGATGATATTAAAAATTTAAGAGTAGTAAACTTTAAATTCATAAAAGATGTTAAAGAAAATGGTGATAATGCTTTAAGACATATAGGTTTTATAGCACAAGAAGTTGAAAAAGTTAGTCCAAGCCTTGTAGAAGAAATGACAGATAATCAAACAGGTGAAACTTGGAAAACTATAAAAACAAGTATTATACATACTAAAGCCATAAAAGCACTACAAGAATCAATGCATAGAATAGAAAATTTAGAAGCACAAATAGAAGAATTAAAAGCATTAATTAATAAATAAATAATATGAAATACTGGTACATTAATCAATTAGACTGCGTTCCACAAGACGGCGATTTAACTGACTTTGTTGTGGTTGCCCATTGGTCAAGATTCGCAAAAGAAACAATCAACGAGAAAGAATACCAAGCAATGGTATATGGTACTCAATCCTTCTCAAAGGATGACGTTACTAACTTTATACCTTATGAGGACTTGACCTATGAAATCGTATGTGGTTGGTTGGATGCTTCTTTAGACGTAGAGGCTTTAGACCTAAACTTAGATGCTCAAATAGAGAATCAAGTTAACCCACCTGTAATCGTTTTGCCTTTACCTTTTTCTAATCCATAGGAAATTTAAAGTATTTAACTATATTTGTATATAAAATTTAAACTATGATACAATTAACAACTGAACAAGTAAAAGAATTAGAAGCGTATTTATTGGAAGTTCCAGCTAAATATGCTAATCCAATTTTAGGTTTCTTAGGCAAATTAGCACAAGAGCAAAATCCACCACAAGAAGTAAAAGAAGACTAATGGTACATAATAGCAATCAATCGGACTTATTAACTATTCTTAGCGGAACAACCGCATTTATTAGTGTTGCGAATGTGCAACCCATAGTTAGTCTTATAGCGAGTTTGATTGCTATTATTTCAGGTGCTTTTGCCATTCGTTATTACATTAAGGCAGCTAAAAGATTCAAGTAATGAAAGATGTAGTAATCGTTCTATTAGTGGCGGTTCTAATCTTTTTTATCTTTAGTGATGCAAGGTACACTAAAACTGAACCTATAATCATAGCGGACACAGTTTACCAAGAGAAAACTTTTACTAAGTTTATCAAAGGGAAATCTATCCCTTTTGTCATTTTAGACACAATCTACCAAATAGATCAAGTTCACGATACAATTACAATAGTTAAGGACTATAACCAAGTAAAGGTCTATTTAGATACTATGCGCATAGATTCTTTAGGATACGCATACATACAAGACACAATCAGTCAAAACAAGATACAAGGAAGGGGTTTTAGTGCAAATTTTAACCTTCCTACAATAACAATTACCAAGCTAATAGAGAAAAAGAATAAGAACCAGCTTTATTTGGGATTTATAGGCGATTTAAAGCACTCAAACGGACAAATTGGTATTGGCGGTTCAATTGCCCTTAAAACGGCTAAAAACACCTTATATACGGCAACGGCAACAATGAACGGATATTCATTTGGTTACTATAAAAAATTCTAATGAAGGACTTTATAAATAATATGTTAGCTGGGGAGAACGGAGCAATAAGCCATAAGAGGGTAATTGCTTCTATTGGTGCATTATGTTTATTTGGTTGCTTTGTATTTAAGGCGAATATTAACGAGCATTTAGCTGATCTTGTTTTTTGGTTGGTTTGTGCCTGTATGGGTTTTGCTTCAATAGATAAATATACCAACAAATGAAACAAAACGAAAAGTTAGCATTTAAGGTAGCTTTGCTATTGTGGGTAATTAGTTTAGTTTACTTTTTTAAGCAAGTATTATGATTAGTAAAGCTGCAATAGACCTTATAGTTAAACACGAAGTAGGAGGTCGTGATGTCTATACTCGTAGATACCAAAAGCCAATATGGGCTGGAGGGGATAGTGGTATTACAATAGGCATTGGTGCTGATTTAGGTTATATGAAAGAAAAAGAGTTTTTATCAGTATGGAGTCCAAATCTTAATCTTAATTTTATCAATGCTTTAAGACCTGTAATTGGATTAAAAGGTCAACAAGCTAAGTTGATGTTAAGAGGCGAAATATTGAACGTTAAAGTGCCTTATAATGTAGCATACGATGTGTTTATAAAATATGATATACCTAAGTACTATGCTTTGACTAAAAGTATATATCCAGAGATTGACACTTTAAACGAGGACACAAGAGGTGCTTTGGTTTCTATGATCTATAACAGGGGAAACAAGTTGGATGGCGATAGGAGAAAGGAAATGAGGGCAATAGTTGAATTAGTTGCTAAAGCAGATTACGAAGGGATTGCCGACCAAATAGAAAGAAGCAAAAGGCTATGGGAAAATGTCGGACTGGATGGATTGGTCAAGCGTAGAGAAGAAGAAGCAGATTTGATTCTAAATAGTATCGCATAAAACAAAAACCTATGGCAACAACAAAAACAAGAAGGAGAAGATTATTCTTTGACATCGAAACAAGTCCAAACATTGGATTATTTTGGGAAGCTGGGTATAAGAAAAACATTGACTATTCTAACATTATTCAAGAACGTGCAATTATTTGCATTTGCTACAAATGGGAAGATGAAAAAGAGGTTTATTCTTTGCAATGGGATTCTAAGCAGAATGACAAAACAATGCTTTTAAAGTTTATTGAGGTTGCAAACGTAGCTAATGAAATGATAGGTCATAATGGCGATAAGTTTGACTTAGCGTGGATTAGAACAAGATGCTTATTTCACGGCATAGATATGTTCCCTAAATACACTACAATTGATACATTAAAGGTAGCAAGGCAAAAGTTTAGGTTTAATTCTAACAGGCTTAATTATATAGCTGATTTTTTAGGCATAGGTCAAAAGATTAAAACAGAATATAGTCTTTGGAAAAACATTCTATTGCATAAGGATAAGGTAGCTATGGAGGCAATGATTAAGTATTGTAAAAAAGATGTGGTTTTACTTGAAAAGGTATTTAAACTACTTTCTAATCACATTGAGCCTAAAACACATTATGGGGTAATATTTGGCGAAGATAGAGGCAGTTGTCCAGAGTGTGGCTCGGATGATTTAATCAAGAATAATAAGGTTGTAACGGCAACTGGTTTAACAAGAATACAATACAAGTGCAAAACTTGTAATAAATATCATTCAAGAACTGATAAATAATATGAGATACCCTAAAAACTTTGCAAAATTGAACTCACTACAACAAGAACAATGGTTGGTTGCTAAACTAATTGAATTGCACAACTTAGAACAAGAGATTAAAACCACCTTAGGTAAGATCAGAGGTGGAGAGAAACTTATATTTAAAGAGATTGATAGACCAGACTTAGCTTTATTGAAAGATGAAGATTAAAATAGAATATCGTAAACTTGGCAGAGAACAAGCACACGGCATTGCCGAAAGTGATGGTATTGTCATAATAGATTCACGTTTAAAGGGCAAGAAGCACCTTGAAATTCTATTGCACGAGTGTATGCATATACTTAACCCAATGGATGACGAAAAAGCAATTATTGAGAAAAGTGTAACTTTATGTAAGATTCTCTGGAAAGAAGGTTACAGGAGGGTTGATAATTCTAATGATACACCATTACAAGATGGTTCTAAATAGTTGTTCGTTCATAGTTCCTCACCCCTAAAAAGGTGGGGTTTTTTATATATCTTTGGCTTTCATATTGGAGAACTTAGGTTTAGCCACCCTTTTAGTCTTATTAGGGTGGTTTTTTATTGCTCAATAAATAGGATTTTATCAATCAATAAGCCAATTAATACCATTTATCCTTGTTATTTGCCGTTCATCACATTTATTTAAAATAATTGCATTGTTTGATAAAGTTATAAGGTTTTACCCTATCTTTGATTTCTAAACCAAAACAACCAATATGAACAAACTAAAAACACCACAGGAAAAGGCTAATGAACGCTACCAAGCCGAATCAATCAAACCTATGTATGCATTTATCATTGTATGCATCGCATTTTTAATCACCGCAATCCTTCAAAACATTTAGTATGAAAAACTTAAGAGAAAAACCTATTAGGATAAGAATACCAAGATTTTTTATACCAGAAGATATTGCAAGAAAAGCAAGAGGTATAGTTAAAAATGATAATGTTATTAAAAAATTAAATCAAATAGCTAAAAACAATTAATATGAACGCAATTCAAACCTTTATTTACACATTAGAAACTCAATTAAAAACAATGCCTGATGGCTATACTAAGCAAACAGTTGTAGCTTGTAAAGAACTTGCAGAAGGCATAAACGCAATCTATGAAAACTCTAATAACAACATTAGTAACGAACCAAATCAAGACTAACCTACAAACCGAAGCCGACTCCAAAGGCATAACCTTAAGTAAGTTGGTTTATAAAATCCTAAAACAATATGAGCAAACTAATCTATCAAGCGAAACAACTAAAGTTGCACCAAAGAGCAACAATTCTACTTCAGTTACTAAAGGAAGCACAAGGAAGGCAAAATCTATTTGAGGCTGACCTTGCAGAATGGAGGCGAGGCTTGGATGACACAAGAACAATGATTAGCGAAGAAGATTTGCTAATTAAGATTGCACGAATGAACGATGTGCAAAAAAGAATCCTTAAAAGCTACCATTTTCTTATCCTTGACCTTTATACATTAACGGAGGACTTTATGTTACCTATAAACCTTTTACATTTCTAATGAGAGAAGTACATAAAACATATATGGCAGAACTTGAAATAGAAGTTTTGCGAGATAAAAACAAAGAACTAAAAAAAGAAATAGACAGGTTAAAAGACATATTAGACAAACATTTAAACATAAAAACAATAAGAATGGACAAAGAACAACAAAAGGAGTATGCGGTTGAAATAGCCGAAAAAGTGTGTAATTACTACCAAATTAAATATGGACAATTAATGTCCAAATATAGAGGCGAAGAAGTTACATTGGCAAGGCAAATGACTATGTATTTAACTAAGGAAAAAACTAACCTAAATGGCGAGGAAATAGCACAAATCTTCAATAGGGATAGAACCACAGTTTTACATTCAATTGCAAAGATTAGGGGTCAATTGTCAAATAAGTTCGATGATACCATAAAAAAGGATGTTTTCAACTTAAATGTGCTTGTTTAATTTGGTTATTAACACCAAAGTACTTAATTTTAAACTCTAAAACCAACCAATATGAACGAACAACAACTGGCTAAAAAGCCACAACTTTCGTACACGAAAGATCAAGTAGAGTTAGTAAAATCACAGATTGCTCCAGAGGCAACAGTTGATGAACTAAAACTCTTTCTTTACCAAGCACAACGCACTGGATTAGATGCGTTATCAAGACAGATTTATTGCATCCACAGAAACGTTAAAACACAAAACGGATGGAGTAAAAAAATGACTATCCAAACAAGTATTGACGGATTCCGAGTAATCGCTGAAAGAAGCGGAAACTATGGTGGACAAAGCGAACCAATCTTTGTAGAACAAGATGGTAAGTTAATTTCTTGTAAGGTATCAGTATTTAGATTTCACGGAGATTCAAGGTATGAAGCATCCGTTGGAATAGCTTATTGGGATGAATACTGCCAAAGAACAAACGAGGGCAAACCAATGGGTTTATGGGCGAAGATGCCACATACAATGTTAAGTAAAGTTGCAGAGGCATTAGCTTTGAGAAAGGCTTACCCACAAGATTTAAGCGGACTTTATACTGGCGATGAAATGGCGCAAAGCGATGATAAACCAGCCTACATCAAAACGCACGATAATCTTGATGACTTGGAGTTAGCTATTGATTTATGCATAAGCACAAACGAATTAGCTGAACTTTATACATTAAATCAGGAACTTGCAACTAAAGATGTAACTAAATTATTTACCAACAAAAAACAAACTTTATGACACCATTAAGTAAACTATGGGATTTAAGAGAGGAAGTTAAGTTTTGGAATTACAAAGTAGATACAAGCTACCCACAAAATGCAAGGGAAATGATGGATAGATTAAACGCTGCTAAGGATGAATTAAAAAGACATAAACTTAGATATTTCCCAGAATTATTAGACCAACCTAAAAGGAACTATATTCCTTATCAAATGTTAGCTGATAAATTTGAGGTATTTGAAAACTATTTAAACGATTAACTATGCCTTATTCAACTTGCTGCGGAGCATATACCGATATGGATGAAATTGGAATTTGTCCTGATTGTTTAGAACATTGCGATTGGGAGGATGAAGAAGAAGACGAGGAGGAAAAAGAACAAGATAGACAAAATGAAATAGCTTTAGAACAAGATCAAATTAATAAACACGAAAACTAAAAACAATGATTGTATTAAACATTTGCAAAGAAGACATCAACTGGAAAGAAGCTAAGAACGGCAAAAACTACGCAAACGTAGCTACCGACTTCTTAAAAGAACCAGACGAAAAAGGTAACACCCACACAGTATGGAACAACCAATCACAAGAGGAACGAGCAGAAAAAGCAAAGAAAAACTATTGTGGCAGAGGTAAGCAAGTATCTTACAATGCACCAACTGCTAAAAAAGAATTTGCCGTAAATCAACAAGAAATCGAATCACATCCAACAGATGATTCTTCATTACCATTCTAACCCCCACGTTGGGCGATAACGTTAAGCGCAAATTTAAAAACTACAACTATGAGCCAAAACCAACAAATCGCAAACTACCTAAATAAAGGTAGAAAATTAACTCCTATTGATGCCTTAAACAAGTTTGGATGTTTTAGATTAGCAGCACGAATTGCTGACCTAAGAAACGATGGTATGAACATAAAAACAACCATTATTAAGCTAAAAAACAAGAAACAAGTCGCACAGTATTCGGTTAATTAGTTTATCTTTGTTTAAAGGATGTAGGATATCCTAATTAAAACTTATTGGCTCAAAGCTGAAACCCTAATCCTACTGGGGTGGATGCCGAGAGCCTTTTTTATTTTATGGCTAAAAGATTTACAGATACAGAGAAATGGAAAAAGCCTTTTATAAGGTCTTTGAAAGCCCCTTACAAGCTGCTTTGGTTATATGTTTGTGATGACTGCGACCATTCTGGTATTTGGCAAGTTGATATTGAAGTTGCACAAATAAGGATTGGCGAAAAGTTAGATGAACAAAAAGCATTAGAGTATTTCGGGGATAAAATAATACCATTAGAAAATGGCTCAAAATGGTTTATCCCAAGTTTTATAGAGTTTCAATATCCAAGCGGTTTAAGCGAAAACAATAAAGCACATACAGGAATAATCAAAAATTTAGAAAGGTATAAAGAACAAGTTGACAATTACAAGCCCCATACAAGCCCCTTGCAAGGGGACAAGGTTATGGTAATGGATAAGGTAATGGTTAAGGATAAGGTTAAGGTAATGGTAATGATGCCATTTGAAAGTGAAGAATTTATAAATTATTGGGAAATGTGGAAGGAATTTAAAAGAAAACAATTTAAGTTTACATACGCTACTTCACAAAGCGAACAAGCAGCTTTAAAAGACTTGGTTAAACTATCAAATGGAGAAGAAATAATTGCACTACAAATAATAGAACAATCATTAGCAAAAGGCTGGAAAGGTTTTTTTGCACTTAAAAACGAAACAAATGCAACAGGAATTAGCAACAATCGCAAACCAAGTTTTAGTGAGAGACAATGGGATGCACTTAGAAATCTATAATAAACTTGAACCAGATGAATTAAAGGTTGCGGTTGCAATAGAAACTATGAGTGTTGGTAGATGCTCACCAATTGAGGTTAAAGAACATCTTAAGACCTGTATTGTATTAAGCGGATGCCAAACACCATCAATTGATTCTTTTCATTTTTTATGTGATTTTGTTATTAAGAACTATGGTAACTATAAACTAAAGGAACTTGGAGTAGCTTTTGAACTTTACGCAATGGGTAAATTATCAGTAGACAAAGCAATTATGTTTACTCCCAAATTCTTTGGCGATGTGATGGCAGCTTATAAACCGATTGCTTTACAAGTAAGACAAAAGACCTATGTAGAACCACAACCAGTAGAGATACCTAAAATCCAAGATGATGAAGTTATTGAGGCATTGTACAAAAATTGGGAGAAATCCGCTAAAAGAGGCTGGGAGTTACTAAATACGATGGCTTTTGACATACTATGGAAGCGAAAGGAACTAAATAAGGAGAACCTAAGTCAAGATAAGGCAGATCAAATAAAGAAAAAGATAATAGCACATTACAAAGTTACGGCTAAAACCCCAAAGGACTTGGAGAAATTAAATAACGAATTATTTATCAAAAATGAGTGCAAAAGATATACTTTGTACCTATTTTTACAAAACCAATTATAACCACTCCAAGAATTAAATATTTTTAACCAAGATAGTAATTACGGGAACTTGGGGTGGTTCTTTAGAAATATATATCTAATTAAGCTAAAAAACACAATAAAAAAACAATTATTAAACTAAATTGGAAATATAATTCCAATAAACCAAAACAAATAACCTATGTCAATTAACTTCAATAGTACAAGATGTTGTTATTGCGAAAGAATATTTGACGATAAATTAATTAGAACTAAAGAACATATTGTGCCTAAATCTAAAGGTGGCAATAATAATTTATATAATTTAATATATGCTTGTATAGAATGTAATTCATTAAGAGGTAATAAAGATTTTATTGAATTAATGGATTATATAAAAAATATATTAGAAAATAATAAATCAATAAAAATAAAAAATTACACTTTTAATAGAATTGATTTAATTAAAATATTAAAAAATATTAATCAAAACAAATAACCGTATATATCCGTATATATACGATAAAATATCTTTAAATAAAATAATAAATTATGGAATCAGGAATAGGATATATAATATGCAAAGCAACTTGTGATATATGTAATACTAAATGGACAGGAGTTGTTGAAGTTGATTATATACAATTAGATGAAGAATATAAGGAATATAAAGTACCTGAAAATTTGCAGTGTCATAATTGTTTACAATATACCACTACATTTGAGGTTGTTGAAGTAAAAAGAGAGGAAGCTATTAAAGTAAATAGTAGCTTTTTCAATGAAACAAATAAAAAACAAAGAGGAGTTTTAAGAAGGTTTATTTGGTGGGCAATAAAACATTATTTTAAAACTTATAACCAAAACAAATAACATATGAAACTATATACAGAAGAACAAGTAAATCAAATAATTGATAGAGCATATGATTTGGAATTGGGTACAGATGAGCAGATGACAGGATATTTAATGATGAATATAACCCCAATAGAACTACCAAGTGATGAGGAGATAAAAAATATATCTAAAGGAGAGTATTATGATGAAGAACAAAGAGGGTTTATAAGTGGTGCTTCATGGATAAAAGAACAAATACTTAACCAAAATAAATAGAAATGAATTTTACAGGAACATCAGGGTATTTATTATCCTTAGCAGTTGCGATAACGGCATATACGGCAATAATTGTTGGTCTATTTTTTCTATGGCATTGGTTTTTTGAAAACATCTTAAAACAAGTGATGCAACGATTAAAAGTATATAAAGTTTTTATTGAGTTTATATGGGATAGGTCAAGATATAAGGGAGATAAAGAAAGATAATTTAAATACTTAACCAAAACAAATGAAACAACTAAAATTTATTTATGAACTAATAAAGTTCATATTGATATCAGTTCCATTGGCTTGTTTTTTATATGTAACTGCACACTTGTATTTTGAAATAAAACGTTTGATTAATGACAGGAATAGACAATAACATTGAGGTAAGATTGATATTTTTAGACACAAAAGAGGAAATATGGTTTAGGTCAATAGCAAAGGCAATAAGGTTTTTAGGTACTGACTATAAAACAATAATGAACTATATGAACCCAATAAACAAAAAACGATACAAACATAATGATAGATTATGTGTTGTTAGATTGAAAAAGTAACCCTAATTTTGCTTTATGCCATTGATACCTTTACCTAAGTTGTTAGAGAAAACCCAAAAGGTAGTTAATGCTTATATTAGGAAACGAGATGAAGGATTGCCTTGTATTAGTTGCGGAAGCTACAATGGAAACCAAGCTGGACACTACTTTACAGTCAAAGGTTATTCGGCTTTAAGGTTTAACGAATGGAATATCCATTTACAATGTGCTGGATGCAATATGTTCAAACACGGCAACCAAGCAATGTACCGAATAGGACTTGTAGAAAGGATAGGAGAAAAGGCGGTCAAGGAGTTGGAGTTTGAGGCGGTTAACAACAGGATTAAGAAATGGCAAAGAAACGAATTAATAGAACTAATTGATAGATACAAGTAACATATTTGAAACGTGCAAAGAGGAGGTAATTGCTGGTTACCCTTGTTATTCCTTTGTGATAGATGGCACTACGCATTATGTATTTGGTGAAACACAAGAACAAGCATTTGATTATTTAGCAGACTTAATAAATAAATATGGCGAAAGTTAATAGCGCAAACAAAGTATCCTTTGGGAAAAGAAAGTGTGGTAAGTACAAAAAGACATCTGGTCCAAAGGACAAGGCGGTTAAACCTTATAACAGACAAGGTAGATAATGAAAGACACATACGGCAAGAAATCATACACCTGTAAATGCGGTGCAATAACCGAAGGATTCGTTTGGTTTGGTAAGATTAAAGAAACTCAGTTTGAGTGTACCAAATGTGGTAAATGGCTTGGATATACCAATTTAGAAAAGAAAGCAGATAGCATTATTTCAATACGAACACCAACAAAGAACCGATAATGAACATCAACGAAATTAAACCTAATCCAAACAATCCAAGAAAGATTGATGAAGATGACTTTGCTAAGTTGTTAAAGTCTATAAAGGATGACCCAAAGCTATTAGAAGCAAAGCCATTAATCATAGATGAAAACAATGTAATCTTAGGAGGTAACCAAAGGTATCGTGCTTGTTTAGAATTAGGCATCCAAGATGTACCAACAATACAAATGGCTAACTTAACCGAGAAGCAAAAGCAAAAGCTACTTGTAATTGACAATACTCACTATGGTAAATGGGATATGGATATGTTGGCAAATGATGGTTGGGAGATAGGAGAATTAGACGAATGGGGTGTCAATGTTGACTTTCTTGTACCAACAAATGAAGAACCAAAATCAATAGACAATACCAAAAAAGGGAAGGTTTGCCCTAATTGTGGCTTATCTTTGTAAATAATTAGAGGAAATTAAGAAAGTATGGCAAACGAACATAATTTGATACCAGCACAAAAAGGAGAGGTAAGAAACCCAAATGGAAGGGGTAAAGGTGTGCAAAATAGCAAGACTCGTTTACTAAGGTTGCTTGAATTAGTACAAAAGAAAAAGAATCCAATTACAGGAGAAGAAGAAGATTTTACTGTGCTTGAACTAATGGATATGCAAATGATTAGTAAAGCATTGAGAGGAGACCAAAGAGCATATGAGGCAGTAGTGGATAGATTAGAAGGTAAACCTAAACAAACAACGGACATAACCGCTGACATTAAGGGTAATGTGCAAATCACAATAGAACCAGATGCAGATTGTCAACCAATTAAAGATTAAGGCTACACCAGTTTTTTATGCTAACAAAAAGGCATACGAGGATGGTTATCCTGTAATATGCAATGAAGGCGGTTCAAGGTCAAGTAAAAGCTATTCCGTTGTTCAGTTATTAATCCACATTGCAATAAGTAATCCTAATACAAGGATTTCGTGCGTTTCACATTCACTACCACATATTAAGCGTGGAGTTTATAGGGATTTCAAAGGCATAATGGAACAATGGAATATCTGGGATGAAAAGGATTTCCGATATACCGATTTCATTTATACGTTTAAGAATGGTTCTTATATTGAGTTGTTTGGTCTTGAAGATGCTGACAAAGCAAAAGGTCCAGCAAGGGATATACTATTTGTAAACGAGGCAAACCTTATTAGTAAGGCTTTGTTTGACCAGCTTTTAATTCGTACAACTGGACAAGTATTCTTAGATTGGAATCCAGCAGACTTTATTTCTTGGGTTTACGAGATAGCCGATAACCCACAAAACAAACGCATACATTCTACCTATCTTAACAACATATCAAATCTTAGCGATAGCCAAATTAGAAACATTGAGCAGTACAAAGACTTACCTGATGACTTTATGTGGAAGGTTTACGGATTAGGAGAACGTGGCTCTGCAAAGGAAATTATATACACTCAATGGAAACAATACGATGAAGCACCAGATGGCGATGTATTCTATGGATTGGATTTTGGTTATGTCCATCCAGCTGCACTTATTAAGGTTACGCATCACGAAGGACAAAACTACTTTGAGGAGATAGTTTACCAAAGCGGTTTAACTCTTAGCGACTTATCAAGATTGATTAAAGAAAAGCTACCTGAACGAGCAACAATATATGCCGATGCAGCAGAACCTAAATCTATTGAGGAACTTTATCGTCAAGGCTTCAACATTAAACCAGCGCAAAAGGATGTATGGGCAGGAATAGTTAAGATGAAGTCTTACCCAATAAACTTGCACTACAATAGTAAAAACCTAAGAAGGGAGTTTATGTCTTACAAATGGAAAAAGGATAAAAA